AATGTTTTTAAATTAGCCATCGGATTATTTATCCTTTAGCAGCCAACCTTGTGTACCATCAGTATATACTAGAGTTAAACCAGCTCTTTCTATGCTTACAGTTAAGCTTGCTGCAGTTCCCATTATTTTCTCTGAGCCATTTGGTGCAATCGTTAAATTGTTTGTATCAAATGTTCCAGCATAATCAATAAATGTAATTTCATCACCTAACGTTCCTGCTGGTAATGTTCCTGTGAAAGCCGCTGATGATGTATTACAAAAATATCCTTCTCCTGCTACTGCAGTGAAGCCTGAAGTTTTAACAGCTTGGTATGATGTACCACCAGATACTTCAGCAAAAGATAAATTTCCTGAGCCATCTGTTTTAATAAATTCGTCTGCATTACCATCACTGTTAGGTAATGTTAAAGTCACGTTTGCAGCTAATGTGGGAACTTTAATATCAATATAATTAGAACCTACATCTGTGTCTTCTGTAATTCTTAATGTCCCTGATTGTGTTGAGTTACCTGTAACTTGAACAACACCTGAACCATTTGGAGATAAGGGTATATTACCATTAGATACTGATACGATTGCATTTCCGTTAACATCTAAGTTACCGCCAAGTTGAGGTGATGTATCGTCTACAACATCTCCACCTGTTTGAATTTCTATAATATCAGGATTCGTTCCATCATTTGCTGTTGCAAAAAGAATTGCTGTTCCTTTATTAGTTGTTGCAAAAGTAAATGTATCACCAGATCCTGATGCGTATTTAAATTGAACTGTGTAAGAACCTGATGTTGTGTTTTTAATAATGTAAAAATTTTCTACGTCTAATGGTATTGTAACAATTTGATTACCTGTAATAGAACCTGTGAACTCAATCATTCTAGCTTGAGCTGTTCCAGTTAATGCACCATCAGCAACTGTTAAAGCTGTAGTTTGTGCTCCGCCTGCAATTGATACTGCCTTATATCCACCAAGAACCTGTTCAATAAGATCTAAGTTAGCGTTTGTTTTTGTTCCCCAAGTACCGGCATTTTCGCCAGTAGCCATTTTTTCTATACCAAGTGGTGTATATGTTGATGCCATAATTTTCCTATGCTGCCTCTACGTCGTTATAACTTGTATTTGATCCAGTTGCAACACTCGAATAGCTAGTATTTGAGCCCGTTGAAACATTACTATAATTCGTATTACTGCCGGTGTCAACATCTTGATAATGAATAATAAATGGAGCTCCAAGTGTAGAAGTTACAGATAATCCGGTTAATCCAACTACTTGATCGGCTGGATCTATTGTTCCAACTGAAGAACCAAAAGATACACCTGTTAATCCCATAACTTGATCAGGTACATCTACTACTGTTCCTATATTAGCATTAAAAGATAAACCTGTTACAGAGACGGCTACTGAACCTGTTCCTGCTACAACTCCTAAAGAAGAATCTATTTGAAAACCTGTTGGAGCAACTGCATCATTTGGAACAACTACAGATCCTTGTGCTGAAGTAATAGAGAATCCTGTTGGTTGAACAACAACTTCATTTATAAATACAGGGTCACCTAATGTCGATGTAATAGATTGACCTGTTACAGAAACGTCTTCGTTTGTTGATACAGCTGTACCTTGTTGTGATGTAATAGATTGACTTGTTAATCCAACAACTTGATCTGCTGGATCTATAACACCAATAGCTGATGTAATAGAATTCCCTGTAAAAGCTGGTGTAACAGATACATCGACTAATGCTGTTCCTTGTAAATCATTTATTAATAATCCATTTGGTTCAACAGTTACATCAACAACATTTGTAATAGATCCTAATGTAAATCCAGATTCTACTCCTGTTGGTAATACTAATGCATCACCAGAAATAGTAACTGAACCAATATTAGATGTAATTGATAAACCAGAAAGCGATACGGTTTCATCTGCAAGATTTCCCCATTCTCCAGAATTCCAAGATTTAGCTCCCCAACCTGTAGCGAGAGTTTGATCCTCACCCCAGTAAGCTTGGCCCCAGGTAAACCTACCCCATCCAGCCATCTTTTACTCCTATGCTAATCTTATGATTGCGTTTGAGGAATCGTTCGCAGGAAATTGAATTGTGAAAGTTCCGTTAGTTGCAGTTTTATCAGAGCCAAAAGCAATTATACAAACAGCATCAGTAGTGTTTGAACCACCATCTGTTGTTGTGTTGTAAATCATTGCACCGTTAGCTGTGAATGAAGCTGATGTAAAAGAAACATCAGAAAAATCTGTGAATGCAGTTGTCGAAGTTAAACCAACTCCAGTATTTGTTAATGCTTTACCACCTGCAGTGTATGCAGATCCTGACGTGTTTGCAATTTCGTTTGAAGTTGAATAGTCAGTTGTTGCTGCACCTAAAGATGCTGAACTTGTAAATAATGCTATTTTAAAAGTATCTCCACCTGAAGAATCAAAATCGTGTTTCCCAGATAAAAGTTCTGATTTAAAACTTGAACATATTGCTGATGTTATTGCCATAATTTAACTCCTATTTTTAAGGTGACGTTGAAGGTATAGTTATTCTAACTGTGCCATCCGTATAGTCATCTCGTTTACGTCTGCCAAGTTGTTCCATACCAAACTTGTCTAGTTCTTGTTTATACTTATTTTCATAAAGTGTCAACATATCTAAAGGGCCTTTTAAATACCCATATGCTTCACATAAACATGCATATAATAACCCATTTCCAAAGTATTGACTTACATAAGTTGTAGTATTTGATCCAGATAATCCTGTCGGAATAGCTTCATAATGAATTTTAAATACATATGTCGAATCAGGAGTAGGAGCTAAGAATAATCTTCCAGATGTTGTGTCTGTTACACCTGTTGCTCCACCAAACATTGCATAGTATTTAGGTGTTCCTCTAGCTGCTGATTCTGTTGATGGTTGATATTCTTGTAAATAAGATTCGTCTTTTTTTTCTAACCAAGTGTTAGCACCTGTAGCAGCAGATGTTGAAGTGTAAACTTGTACACCTTTAACAAATAAAGTTTTTGCTGGTACGTTAATTGTATTTTGACCTGTAACTAAATTACCTGTTGATTGTTTTTTATAAGCATCAATAGGAACATCTCTCAATATTCTCATTTCAGCATTATCAATAAACTGATCAGTAATAGTAGCTGTCAACACATTAGTATCTACTTCTGTATAATTTTGAATTGCTGTTGTTAATGTTGCGTATGTAAATCCTGCCATATTATAACTCTACATTTAATGGGCCTGCTTGGCAACCATTTCCTCCGCCTGAATAAGTATTAAGCCAGACACTTCCTTGATCATTAGTTTTTAATTGATATCCATTATAATTAGTAACGGAAGAAGGTTGTCCTGTACTTGAAGAAGTTGTTGTATTTAAAGCAGTAACTATTCTTGCACCAATAATTTTTGCTCCAGCTAAGTGGCTACCTGCGATAGTATTTTTAGGAGTTGAACCTCTAAAAACTGCGTTTGTTCCTCTAGTTAAACCAGACAATGTTTTTGTTCCATTATTATAATCTGTGTATTGAATAATTTCATTTTGATAAGTTCCTATTTTTAAAGCGTCTGAAGTATCTGATGAAGTTAAAACTTTTTCAATCATTAAAAAACCACCATTTAAATAAAAATCTAAGTCAGGGTCAGTTACAACTAAAGAAGTAGCTGTAGCATTTATACCTACAGATAAAGTAGTTGTAAGCTCTGTGTTTTGAATAGGAACTGCGACACCTGATAAGGATAAAGGTGATTCAAGAGTCATTAATCTTACAAAGTCTCCTACTTGTATTTTACTATCAGGATGAGAAACACTATATACACCTCCAATTCCACCTCCAACATTTTCTGCTGTGAAAGGATTAGTAGGTAAAAAATCTGCTGTAGGTAATTCAGTTCTTGCAGGTCTAGCTTGTGGTAAACCTTGAGGATCAGCTCCTACAGGTTTTGGTTGTAGTTGAGGTTGTTTAGGTTCGTATTCTGAAATATGAACTCTTGCACCATTCCATTCAACAACCATTTCTTTATATGGAAAAGCCATGCCTGATCTATCTGATATGAACTGGGCATATTTACCTTTTGAAAAGCTTGTCATTATGTACCTGGATAATAAGTTTTAGGTGTTATATATGAACTAGAAGAAGAGCCATCTTCAGCTAATGCTCTTTGTAATTCATCTTCATACATTAACTTCATGTTTTGAGTTAATTCAGGTTTAAATTTTTGTGATAAATAATAAGCTAATCCTGATGCCATACATGGAACAAATCTATAAGGCACATCAGTAGCGTTTGTGTAATCCCCTACATCTTGAATTCTTTTTACATAATAAAAATTAAGAAAATGACCAGCTTGAGAACTTCCTGGTGTTAAATATAAAGTAATTGTAACTTTATCTATAAAT